TCTGCGTTCCAAGATTCTATGGAACTGATAAGCTTGGAGAGCCTCGGGAAGACAAACGTCCCGAACCTACCCGTATCAAAACCAAATTCGTTGGACAACTCCGAGATGCTACACACCAAAATGAGGCACTCACAGCAGCAATTAAAGCAGGGCATGGTGTCCTTTCTTTACCATGTGGCTACGGCAAAACGACGGTATCCTTGGCTATAGCATGTAAACTGGGGTACAGGACCATGATTGTCGTACACAAACAGTTCTTAGCTGACCAGTGGAGGGAGCGCATCCAACAATTTTGCCCGGGTGCTACGATTGGTGTTGTACAGCAGGACAAAAAAGAGGTTGCGTGTGATTTTGTCATCGCAATGCTCCAGTCGTTATCCCTAAAGGAATATAGCTTCTCAGACTTTGACTCTGTAGGAACACTCATCGTAGACGAGGCGCATCATATTTGTGCTAAGGTGTTCAGTCAGAGTCTTTTCAAGATGTGTCCTCGACATATCTTTGGTCTCTCAGCAACCCCAGAGAGGAAAGATGGTCTCACCAAGGTTCTTCATTGGTTCATGGGACCAACATTCTTTGCGGTTGAGAGAAAAAATCAGGAACAGGTTGAGGTTTTTCCAATAACATTCGAGTCCCCAAATTACAGGAATCCACCACCCTCCATGCGGAATGGAAAGATATCAATGCCCAACATGATCACAGAAGTTGTCGAGGACCGCCAGAGAAATCGGATGTTAGTGGAACTTGTCAAGAAAGCCTCATCTGGGACGAGACAACTCCTAGTTCTCAGTGACCGCCGACAACATTGTGAGTTTCTTCATCAGTGTTTCCCCAAGACATCTGGACTCTACATGGGTGGTATGAAAGAGGCTGCCCTCCAAGAGTCCTCAAAGAAAAAGATCATCTTTGCGACGTTCAGTCAAGCCCATGAGGGTCTAGATATACCCACTCTAGATACGGTCATCCTAGCGTCACCCAAATCTGATATTACCCAAAGCATTGGGAGAATTATGAGAGAGACGAAGGGTAAGAAGAATGATCCCCACATCTATGATGTTCATGATCCTTGGTCAATCTTCACAGCTATGTATTTCAAGAGGATGAAAGTGTATAGACAAGGTGGTTTCAAAATACATGGGAAGCAGGTTGAAGAAAAGAAGAGTGACTTCCCTCAGGGAAAGTGTCTGTTTTTATAATCTAAATAATAATTAAATGTCCGGTGCATTAATACAACTTGTCTCAAAAGGTGTTCAAGACATATATCTGACAAGTGATGAGGGACATTCCTTTTTCCGTACAAAATTTACACGGCACACAAATTTCTCTCAAGCTCCCAAGTTTATCAAAACTATTACTGATAGCGACACTTCCATCACCATTCCAGTATTGGGTGATGTCATCAATGGACTCTGGTTCGAGGCTGACAGTAATAGTAATGACAACATCGCATCGAACCTCTTTTACAACTCGACTATCGATCTTTTCATAGGTGGTCAAAAAGTTGATTCCCAACATTTTGATTATTACAGTGAAATTTGGCCAAACTACCTAGCGGACACATACAACAAGTCCCAAGAACTCAATAACAAGGCTTCATTGTCGAATAAATATTTCGTACCCCTCCATTTTTTCTTTTGTGATCACAAAGCATTTTTACCCCTAGTGGCTTTACAGAGTCATCAAGTAGAAATACGAATTACATTTGACCAAGCGACACTCGCAGTCATTCCAGCATCTGAAAAGAAAGCGACCATGTATGGAAATTACCTCTACCTAGATACTGAGGAGAGGGAGTCACTCACGAAACGTACGTTAGACTTTGTCATCACACAGACACAACGAGTTGAATTCCCTCTCAACAGTGTCACAGACAATAAAACTGATTCAGGTGGATACAATGCCCTAGATATTTCTAGTTTCAATCATCCAGTAAAGTCACTCTTCTTTGGATTTGGGACATCTCAAACCAACTTCACCGTGGATCGTTTTACGTTTAAAAATGCTGATATACAAATTAATGGTACACCACTCCTAGAAAATATGTCACCGACATATTTTCACACAGCACAAAACTATTACAAATCAACATATGGTAAGACACATTTCAATATGCCCAGTCACTCACCAACACTGACACGATACTTCGCCTACCACTTTTGTCTCAACGCATCCGATTACAACCCCTCTGGTTCATGCAATTTTAGCCGGCTTGATAACGCAAAACTCGTTATCCGTGGTGCAGAGGCGGTGGACCGTCCATACATGTACGTCTATGCTGTAAACTATAATGTACTCAGGATCAAAGATGGTTTAGCTGGAATTTTATTCGGTAATTAATGTATATGGCGACGCAAGCGGATGGCATTCTCGTCACAGCTGGCCAAATTTATGTCGGCAGTCTAGATGCCACACCCAGAGAACAAGATATTATTACGGGTGTGGCGAGTATCGAAGCTGGTGAGATCATAGCAGATGAAATCACAGTAGCGAATCTCAATATGTCAGGTTCTCTGACTGCCACAGGTGATATGGATCTCACTGCTTTCACAAATGTTTTTCGTATGTCTGCGAGTCAAGTTGGTATAGGTGTTACCAATCCAACCCATGATTTTCAGGTTGGTGTAAGTAATGTTATCATCGATCGCCAAAGACCGAATATCCTACAGGTGACTGGTAATATATTATCAACGAATGTGACTACATCTAATATCCTAAGAACTGTAAATAACAAATTTTTTGTGAATAGTGCTGGTTCCAATGTTTTGAAAGTTACTGGTAATACATACTCCACAAATGTTGCTGTCGGGAAACAACTCACTGTTGGTGAAGATAATGATGGCAGTTTTAACTCGGCTGTTTTCAAAAATGGAAATGTTGTGGTTCAATCCAGTAACCTCAACGTGACCGGTGACCTACGAGTAGATGGTAATGTATTTATTACCGATTATTTAACCTATTTAGCTGCGAACAACTTGGTTGTTTCAAATGCGGTCATTCAGATGGCTGATGGATTTCCAGGGGGTGCGTATGATAATGGTCTCATAATGACTGATCACCCAGGTGAAGAAGCAAACTTGGTGTTTGGATTTTCAACAGCCAATACGGAGTTCTTTTTTTCAAGAACGTTCGATAGTGCTTACACAGTGGGTGGTCCCGGACAACAGACGATTGCCATGGATTCGAATACCGTCAATGTCCATGTATATGGTAAATTCTATACAGAAGGTGTTGTTGGTGTTGCGAATAGTACCCCGACACATACACTCTGTGTGGGTTCTAACGTCTTCTTCGAAGATACGGGATCAAATGTGATGCATGCGACTGGCAACGTCTTTATAGAACAATTAAACCTGGGTGATGGTGGTATTGTCAGTACAAATGATTTGTTCCAAATTGATGCCACTTCTCTGACCCCTGTGGTATTTGGGGCCAATGTTCAAATGTTTGCACTACGCACAATAGGAACTTACCCCTCAGGTGTTTCCAATCTTTCCCCCATTGACGACTTTTCAGTGGGTACCAAAGTGTTCGCAAACCTCACATCTGGAAATGTATTGACGGTCGTGGGTAACACTGTGACTACAAATATTCAAACACTGAGTGTCTTCTCAGATGTATCGGTGACAGTACATGCAGATCATTCCGGTGCCGACAGTACCTCAAATGCTCTCGTGCTCAAGTCTGGTCCGACTGCTTCTAACGTGAGTAGCATTGAGGTCTATGGTGCGAGTACCTCAAACACTCACCAAAATATTAGGTTCAAAACCAAGAACGCTGAGAGGATGCGTATAGCCTCAAATGGGAAAATTGGTATCGCCAATACAAACCCCTCAGAGGCTCTCACAATTTCGGGAAATGTCCATGTCACTGGGAGTAATGCGGTGGTGTATGGTACCGGTGGAATGCGAATGTACTCGGTTCCAGCTACAGGTGAAAATAAAATTGAAAACATCTTGAGTGCTGGGAAGGGTCTCAACTTCTTCGCGAGTCAAACCTCAACTATGGGCACTGCGAAGATGACTATTTTAGAAAATAGTAATGTGGGTATCGGGACGACACAACCCCAAGGCCTCTTCCAAACCTCTGGGGGTACAGCATTTATCAATCAGAAAGTGACTCGTAGTAACACATATAACCATCTAAATACACCCCTTATCGTGACAAATACTTCCGAAATACTAGTGGTAAATTCGACTTCAAATGTCATGCAGCTGACACGTGAAGGAACGGGTATTAAATTTGGCGCTCGAGCGGCGTTCAAATTGGGTAAATTTGACATGACCGATAATAGATCTAAGACACGTCTTGACATAGACCTCGCACACGATGACTATAAAGTGGATACCAATATCATGACTCTTCTCAGTAATGGTAAAGTTGGTATTGGACATACAGAACCAGGGGCTTATTTGGAAGTCAAGTGTCAAGGTGTAGGGGAACCTGGTATTCTTGCGCATAATCATGACAACGGTGACGCCATCATATCTGCATCGACGGATTTAGCCGATGGGAATGCATTCAGTAGTTATGTGAGTGGTGGTGGTGCATGGTCCGTGGGTATTTCGGGTGCCCAGGGTGATTTCAGGGTTACAGATAATGCGACCGAAGTTTCAGATTCAACAACTGTTGCTCTATACATTGACGGTGCGAATCGTAATGTCGGTATTCGTACAGACACACCGAGAGACAATATAGAACTCAGTGGTGATGTCGTGATCGGCAATCAACTCACATTTAATGGTCTTCCAGGGAGTTTATTTGGAAATACTGCATTTATCGAAAGACGGTATGGCGCTGGTCAAGCCAAAAACGAACTTGTCATCTACAAGGGTAATAAAGGGTCTGGTGACGAAGGTCCTACGAGAATACGTCACATTGCCGCAGAACATCTATTTCAGACGTATAATGATGCCGTATTTGATTTGGCTGCTGAACTCCCACTCACTGAAAATGATACAGCTGTTGATATACCTTTGCGTATAACAACGGGGGGTGCAGTTATCATTGGTGGTAAGATTAATACAGAACCAACTGAAGGAGCCAATAAACTGGTTGTAGCGGGTAACATTGAATTTACCGCTGGTGGTCAGTTCAAACTCTCAGGGATCGAGTTTGAGACAACAAATCCAGTTGGTGCAGTAGATTCAGTGAATATCTATAGAAATATTGGTGATGAAGGTACTGCACGCCCAATGACATTTGTGCATGAAATTACAGAGGGGGTTAATACCGAGTTTGCTCGTTTTGATGGG